AACCAAGCATTTTATATGTTTTTATTTATTAATATTATTTTTTATTCTTTGAATTATCTTTTACATCGTATTTATTCTTGTTCACGCGCGCGATCTCCACTTGCTTTTGAGCTATACGTTCTTTAGATGCTATCTCTTGTTGTTTAAGATTAAGTTGCTCTCTTGTTAGATTAGTCTTATTAACTTCTTTCTCTCTTTCTAATCCCATCCTTTGTTGATACTCTTCCTGCTTTCTTATTTGTACTAAAGCATCTTGATAATCTGATTGTTGATTTTCATTTATATCTACAGCAGATCCATATCCAGCAGCTCTTATTTCTGTTTCTATAATACGAGCTTGTCTATCTTTTTCATTTTCAGCTGCTTCAAATTCCATCTTCATGCGTTGTTCATCAGCACGAGCTTGAAGTTGTTGCTCTTGCATTTGCTGTTCTTGTTGCATTTGCTGTTGACGTTGAGCATTTTGTTTTTCTTCAGCTGACTTCATTACATGTGAAAGTTCTGCTAGAGAATCTGCTTTAATGATATTACCAAGATCATATATAGAAGCACCTGCTGTATTGTTTGTAAGAGCAAGTTGTTTAAGTTGTTCTAATACAAATCTATGATTACTCTTTGTTGTACAGAATATATTAAGATCTCTTAAAAGAAGATCGGTACCATTAATTTGGAAGTTAACTTTCTCTTCTGTAGAAGTCATATACTGAAGACGAAGAGAAGGTTTCTTAGATTGATAATACTGAGCAAGATCTGTACGCATTTGATGTACACGTGGCATCAAGAAATCAGAATGCTGTGTAAAATACTGATCTGTTTGAGCATAAGATGTATTAACAGCTTGTTGTATACCTGTAGCACTTTCTTGTGCTGTAGGTGTACCCATTCTTTGTGCAGTGATACCTATTGATTCAAATGCTTGTGTTTTAAAATAATTAGACAACTGTATCCTAGAAAGCAAACGCTGAGTTTGTTCTAGATTCAACACTTGATAATGCTGGAAGTTTAATGCATTTTCTGTATTTGTAATAGACGTATCTAACGGAAGCATCTGAAAGTTCTTCATAGCAACGTAAGCTTTTGCCAGATTATTTCTACCCCAGTCTTCTCCCAAAGAGTGACGGGGCAGAGCGTTCTGGTCTAAAAGTATTACGGTGCCTAGTTCATCAACTAGTATATCTGCTATCTGATTATTTACAATGTTATATCCAATCTGATATGGTTTCATTAAGTCTACAAGACTCACTGATCTTGTATTACGATCTGAAAATACAGACCCTTCTACAGGAAGCTTACAACCATAAAGAGTGTTGTCACCTTTGAATTGGAATGGTAGACGTTTAATGTTTAAATATATTGGTGAGAATCCTGAAGGATTATTCATACCCCAGAATGTTGGACGGTTTGGACCTATCTTAACTCCACCCCAAGTTTCATTAATCCAAATCCAATCCATATGTTCACCAAAAATTAAATTCTCTTTTGTTTTGTTTGAACTTATTCTTGTATTATATAAAGGTTTCTCTAATATTTTAAAAGTTTCATCTACAATATCTTGAATAATTTCACCATTCTCTGTAATTTTTGTAAGATGCCCCACTTTACGTTGAGACTTCCAATAAATTGTAGCAACTCTTAACATATGCGTTGGACCATAGTCTAAAAAGTCTTCACCTTCTGCCATAATCCACTGAACTATATCACCATTAAAAGGCATGTTTTCATATGTAGAAAGATATTGACGCATTGCTAATGAAGGTCCTTCTACGTTCCATGCATGAGATCTAGTAGCATCATAAAAAGAACCATCATTCTGTAAACCATGTAATGGTAATGCTGCTGATCTAACAGGATAGATTGCTTCAAGAGCTTCTAATTGTTCTTGTGTCATACCCCAACCATATTTGTCTATGACATCAGCTACAGTAACAATATCAAATTTACCACACCAATTACCTTGAGATACATAACGAGCGTCTGGACTTTTATGATAGAATGTAAGAAGAGGATTCCAAAGTTCTATTTCATAATCATCTTCATTAAGTTTAAAATGCCAGAACTCTCTATCAGTGATTAGCATATCGCGAAATGCCATATTCTCAAGCTCATACATTCTGAATCTTTCCTCATCCACTTTAGTTTGGTGAGTAGCCCATTCTTCAACCATTGACCTATAATCTTTTTTAAAGAACGATTCAATTTCAGGTAATGTTTTTAGATTTTCTGGGTTAAGAGCTTGTTGAGATTCTTCTGATTCTGGATCAGCTCCCATCTCAATCATCTTAGCCATCATTTTATGCTGAGCATCTGATATAAGAACATCCTCAATCATATTTCTTTTTTGGTCTAACATTTCATTATATGAAATATCATCCACTGCTCTAAACATTATTTTAGAACTTCTTTTAGCAAATTCCCCAGTCATCATATTAATGACATTAGGAATAATAGGATAGTATTTAAGTTCTAAAGCTGATTGATCTTCTTTAGTGAGAGTATCTATAATATCAGCATACTCATTATCTTCTTCAATAATATAGTCACTTCTATCAATTATACCCTTAGCAAGTTTATAATTTTTGAGTAGACGTCTTGAGTTACGTCTCACTTGTTTGATACCTTGCCATTCTAACCAGTCCATATTGTGCGCTCTCCATTGCTCATCCTTTTCAGAATTTGGTAAAAACTGAATAGGTTGGGTGAGTGTACCCATCTTATTATACTCAGCTTTTTTTCCTGACTTTAAATCTAAAGCGTTTAATATTTGCATGATTATGAACTGATTGTGTAAATAATTTCCACATTACTACCATATGTAGCTATCTGGTTTCCCTCAAAAGATATAGCACCTGTAGTGGTTATCATCTGAAATTTTTAAATGGTGATCTTGGTTTAGACATAGCTGATCTGGATGACCCAGAACCACCAACATGTCTAAAAGGACTCAATTTTAATTTATAACTTTTTTCTGACTTTTCCAAGTTTTTGTTTATAGACTCAGTTCGTTTTTGCAATCCCCTATTGGATTGTTGCACCTTAGCAAATGCTATAAGTGCACAGAAAGCTACCAAACGGTCAACGTTTAAACCTTCATGGTATGCCCCCATTTCTTTTAAAAGCATTGGATCTGGAATACGCTCCACCCCATAAGTGGTTTTATAAATCTCTCCATTATCTCCAATCTCTTGGTCTATTTCCTCTGTAAGGTATTGAATACCATAGGATAATAAATGTTGTTTAAACAACGTTCCTGTATTTTTCCACCCATATGTTTGGTACACTGTAGCATTTGAACCTAAATCTTTTAGGAATAAAATCTGGTCTTTTGGTACTAGGTAACGCTGTTTCTTTCTAGAAATCATATACTGGATGAATAAGGATATGTTATTCTCCACTATAGTCCAAGCATTATACCACTCAATCATCAACTCTAATCTTTCGTGAGTTTTATTAATATCATCATACCTACCACACCAAGAAGCTACTATCTTATCATGTTCTATATAAGTTTTTGGTCTATTAGATCCATCATCATAAGTAACTTCCACTGGATTTTTATAGATAAAAATAGAACAAAGAGAATCAGAAGTTGTACTCTTACCTTCAGATACAGGGTCAATAGATGCGTAATACATTGAGAATGAAGGATTTGCAACTGGACGTTCCCAAACTACCACCACTCCTTCTTTATTTTCCATATTCTTAGAAACTGGAAATTCACTAATAGGTAGTTTTTTAGAATCCTGTGCTACTATCTTTCCGGTGTCATCTCTATGTAAATCAAGGAATTCATAAGCATAAGTTTTATCATCAACCCTTTGAGCTTGTTTAGAAACTAAGTGTAATGGGAATATCGATTCCTTTCTAAAAGCAAATGCTTCTTCTATATTAGTTGGTTTCTGAGAGATACGAAGTTGGTATTGTTCTGGTGCAAGATCTCGTTTCCATTTAAGTCTTTCGTGTATTATAGCTTCTAATGCTTCTTTAACAAGTGAATTACCATATTGATCTATGTATGGTGGCATACTCCACTGCTCTGGTATGAATAATCCTGTAATTCCAATCGTACCCTTTGAATCTAAAAGTGATGTTTCCACGTGGAACATATCATTAGCTTCTGGTCTAAGAATAAAATCTTTTAATGGTTCACATTGATCAAGGTCACCCACAGATCCTGCTGCTATAAACGTACCTGTTGTAATCATACCCGATTGTAAAGCAGGACGCATATACTCATAGGTTTCATTCATTTTAGGAGCAATACCAGCTTCTTCATGAAAGAAATAAGTACAAGGTCCACCCACACCAGCTGTTGCATCCTTTTCAAACGATGTTCCTTGTAAGACCGAAAATAACCCTCTATAAGTATCCCTACCATTTAGTCTCACCTTGATCCTTTGCTGCCAAGCAAGCACCTTATCTGGGTCATTAGGACGATACCACGCAGTATGTTCATTAAGAAAGTTCTTATATTCATTAAGCATTCTCCATGTACCCTTCTCTGATATGTAATCTTTAAGACTAGCTCCCATCTTAAGAATAGCACCTTCATCAAACCAATATGCATTAATCAATTTTGCTGCATGGAAATAAGAAGATGCTATCTGACGTTTCTTTAATATAGGACAATGTTTAAAATGAAGTTCTGCTAAACATTCATAAAGAGCCATATGATACTGAGCATCTCTCACTTTAGCAAAATCAAACCTTGCTTCTTCCTTATCGTATATTGGAAGAAAGTTCAACCACATATAATAGTCTCTGGTTAAATACCAAGTCTTACCATTATTTTTATATATGACACCTGTTTTACATTTACTCTTTTGATCATCCCAATATCTGATATAATCTTTTGTTCTTATAGGTGCTGCGCAATAATATCCATTCTTTTGGAAATACCTACCTTGTTCATTAAATAAAAAAGATGTTTCATCAAAATCATATCCTACATCTGGTCCTTGATCTTTAAATACAGAACGCACATAATCTTTCCAATCATCTCTTGTTTCAAAATCAAGAACTGACCATTTACCGTTTTCCCATACAGGAACTGAAATATAATTATTTTCCATCTACAAACTTTTCTATCAGCTTTATATTTCCTTTTGTTTTGTTAATGATTTCCGAAAGCGTGTTAATAGATTTGCTACGTATGACACCATCAACATTAGGGTTGTTCCAATACTGATTATAAACATCCCTAGGAATAGCAGACCAAACACCATCGAAAGCATTAAAATGAAAGACCCAATTATAAAGATAGTTTTCAATTTCATTTTCTGTTGCTTTGTATGATCCAAATCCTTCATTGTGTTCTGGTAATTCATTTTTTTTCATAGTTATTTTTTAGCTGTAAAGGAAGGATTCGAACCTTCAATTGTCACAAATTTGTTTAAGAGTTGTGACAAACTACCGAGACAAGGTAGCGTGTCTGCCAGTTCCACCACCTTACATTATTAAGGTGAGTACAAGATTCGAACTTGTGTGGACGGTTTTGCAGACCGTAGTATAACCACTCTACCAACTCACCTTATTGGTCGTATGCTAAGTTCTGTCCACCACGCACACTTGATTGTTGTTCTTCAATTAAATCTTTATACACTCCTTTATAAGATTGTCTTATTGCATCAAAGTCTTTTGCTATTCTACCTATCTGTGCAATATTACCATCCCGTCCATCTGTAATTTGTGTAGCACTCATATACCTAGCAATGTTATCCAAAGCTTTTTTAATACCATTGTAAGCTCTTGATGTTTCTGTTTGATACATTCTTTCACACATAGATAATCCCTTTACAATAAGATCATCGTCTGTAGAAAACTCTGCTCCTATTTCTTCTAGAATAACTTCTTCTTTTTCTGATTCTACAAAATGAAAGAATGGGTTTAAATCTGGATTAGGACAGGTCATATAAAAAAGATATGTATACACTTGCAGATATTCTTTTGGATATGCATCCATTATATCTTTTAAGAACTTTAATGTATAGCAATGCTCTGATGCTACCACTTTACCACTTGCTATATCAAATAGTTTTATCATGCTCTTGTTTTAATTCCTCTGAATCCTACAGCACTTGCTGATTGCGTATAGATTTTCCTAAACCATTTTTCTCTGTTTATTAAATCTATATGCACTTTGTCCGTACTATTTAATGCTTTTTTTTCTTCAGTTAAATAACATTCAAAAAGAAGTTGTCCTTCTGGAAGCTTACCTTCCAAGTTCATTTCTATCAATTCATCTAGTAAATGAATTATTTCTTGTTTGTCTTCCATTTTATTAGTTCGCTTATTTCTGTTTTTAAATACGGTAGGTCGTATTGTACAATATCCTGTACAATAGGATCTCCGTTAGTATCTCTAGCTGCTATTGGATTACCCCATTTATCTTTATCCACTTCTTCAAATATAATATGATGGATTATAAGTTGTCCAGCTTTTAACTTTGGATTGTGTTTTAGAATTATAAACATATACAAACTAAGTTGTAACGCATAGTGATTTAAATTACAATCATCTAAGTGTGAAACCGGTGCCTCCATCTTTTGGGATATACCTTCCCAGTTAACATAAGAAGAAGTCTTTATCTCTTTATTTGTTTTATAGTCTGTAATATTAACCTTACCATTTATCACTTCTACAAGATCTGACTGACCACATATACCTGCTGATTTTAAATACATCATATGCTCAGGATAGATGCCATCACAAAGTTTTTGTTCTGGTGCGTATTTAACACCTTCCGTTTCTTTTGGTCTAAATATTGGAACAGTTATTCCTTCCCTTTCTATTGTATCAAAACTACATATGTCAGCTTCTCTTTGATTATGATACCATGTACCTAAATCTGTAGCACGTTTAGATTCAGACTTCCATGCATTTTTAATTTCTTCTGGAGTCATTCTATACCATTTGGAACGTTTGTTCTTAGAAGACTTTATAGATATTGCATCAGCGTCAAAGTGTTGTTTAAAATCTCCTATAAAACTAGTGACACTTTTCCATTCTATATTGTCACCATCATTGGAAACATATTCATGTTTTTCTGGTTTAAATATTAGTGCCATTATTGTATTCCTAGTTTTTGTTTTAATAAATCTTCCTCATGCTCTTCCATCACTTTCTTCCATAATCCCATAGGACAATCAGATGATAGAGATCTTGTTTTAAATGTAAGACTACATCCACATCCTCCCATTGTTTGATTACAACAAGGAGTTGTTCCTTCCACCATACAACCATCATTACTAGTGGTGTATAGTTTGCATATTCTACATATGCTCATTCGGTGTTTAGCTATTTCCTCAACATCCTCTTTTTTAAAAATACTATTTGTGATACCTTCTATAATTTGTCCTTTACTTTTCCATATTGCTATTATATTCTTTTTCAGGCTCATTGTTATATCTTTTATTTATTACAGACCTTCTTCTGATTCTTTCTAGGTCTAGCTTGTTTTTTATTAAAGACATCTTCTCATAATTATTTTTAATATCTCTTCTCATTCCATATTCTCCAATATCTGTAGTGGAAAGTTTAGATAAATAATTTAAAGAGATTTCCATATTCTTATCTAGAGCATTTTCTTTTATATAGAAATTACCTAGATTGTGTACATGGATTGTTGGTTCTTCTAATGCAGAAAGTCTAGAACGTAATGTCTTGTAATAATAAGATGTCACTGCAGACACTTCTTCTACAGAACATTCCATTTCCATTGCAAAGGAAGGAAGCAAGTCTCTAACTTTACTCGGATGCAATTCCTAAAATTTTATAGTCAAGAAGGACATTACCTAAAGTTTGGATTTTAAGAATTGGATTAATCCATATCTTCTTTTTATTCTTTCCTTCCTTTAGGATTAGCCCATTCTTTTCAGATTTAATAATAGAATTACGTACAGATTGTGGACTTTTAAAAACCTTTGCTTCATACACCTTATTACAAAAACTATTAAGCTCTTGTTCTTGATCAATAGCTAGCATAGTGAGACATGTTATGTCTGCTGCGCTAAGGGTTATATTGGAGAGAAAACAATGTGTAAGCAATTGGTATTGAACCACCTGCTCTATTGGTAATTTTACACGTTTCTCCACTTGGTTTACTATAGCCATGGGAGATTAGTCTTTTTTTAGTTTTCTTTTAGAAGGAGCTTCTTCTAAGTCTTCTTCATCTGAAGGAGCTGGGGGATTCCTAGGTTCTGTCGTAGCTTGAGCAATAAACATCAAAGCTTGCAGCTCTTCAGCTCTACCTTTAGCTAGTAGTGTATTAAGATCTTGAAGTTTCACTCTATATTCTGTCACTTCAATTTGCTCTACCATGTGAGCAATAAATTCATCTTTGCTGGGTTGTTTTGTTTCTTCTGACATAATGGTTGGTTTTTAAATTTTTTTAAATTACTAAATCGGATCTATCATTATCATCGTCATCATCCTCTTCCATATAGGATGTCCATATTTTTTGGAATGTATAGAAAGGAGTGTCGATTACAAAGGTTTCAGCATTCTCCATAAATACGGTGGTGCAATTAAATGTAGCCTCATCCTCTTCGTCTGTCGTTTGCTTCATAGCAATGACAGTATCTAATAGGAAGGAGAACGGTAACCATTTACCCTGGTCGTCTAATCCAAGGAGGTCCACTTCTGTAGTGGAGAGGGAATGACAGTGTACATTACAGGTGTGTATCATTACTAATAGAGTTTAAGGGTTTTCTATGTGACATGTTATAATTAGTGTAAGTCATGAACTTAGACCGGTTGGTCTCTTTGATCATCTGTTCAGCCAACGCACGCTCCACCATCCCATCCCTAGCATCTATTACAGGAATGTTTATAACCTTACCATCATCCTTTGTAATACGGATGTAGTGACTAAGCGATTCTTCGTTTTGAATTATTTCTCTCTTGGACATAATAAAGGGGATTACATTAATAATATACTTAAAATGTTTAAACTATACAAATTTACTTTTAAGTTATCAGTTAATGTAAAAAAGATATCCACAAGAAGTGTAGAAAATAAAAATCCCCTTGCAAACGGGGAATACGTAAGCTGGTGGTGATAATAGCAATTACATTAGCTATCCCTAGTTAGTTGGTCCATTTTACATTAAGCTGTACGTCAGCATTTCTGCTTTACACCTACGCGACACTAAACTCCCTGTTAACTCAGGACACTATGTTATCCCATGTGTTATGCTCGCCCTTAATGTTATAAGACTACCAGTTGCGCACCTGTAGGGGACACCCAGTTTCACATCTGTTAGTGCTACTCCTAGAACCCTACGTCTGACCCACCAAGATTTTATATTATGAACTAAACTCCCAGCGGGTGATCCCTGGTGACAGGGGGTGCTACACTCCAAATATACAAAATAAAAAAATATCCTCCAAAAGTTTCCATATATAGAAACCCCCCATCCCCCCAGGGGGGTCCTATAATAACCCCCCTGGTAATTATAAGTGTTGTGTACACCGCAGAGGTGAGACTCCTAAGCAACGACTCCCCCTCCTGTCTGTAGCGGAATAAAACCCCCGCTATAATAATATGTTGTACGTAATACGAAAATTCGAAAATGGTGGTATCCTTTGCAGTGACAAGAAACCATCAATGGTAACAAGTGGCTTGTTTAAGGGTATCAGCAAGCTTGACGGTAAACGATTTCAGATCCCTTCGTTGTCGCGCATGGTGTCTCAACAGTTGAACGATGCTGAGTTGACAGAGTATGCTATTCAGTATATAGACGCACTTAATGTGGGTGATAACATTCCATGGGCTAACAGTGGTGATGAGAACGTAACCTTGACTATTGACGGTGACCGTGTAACGCTAACGCGCAAGTGGGCGACTGTCGACATTAACAAAGCGTTTGCTAGCGTAGAAGCTTTCGTAGAAGAAGCTGCTGAAGTGGACGAAGCGTAATAAACGGGGGTTACACCCCGTTTTTGTCCCCATCCACGTTAACAGACACCTGCATTTGCATTTAAATAGTGCATCTGTAGGTGTCTAATGGGTGGACTGGACCACATAAAAACATTGTTAACCCGGTTAGAACTGTGTCTAAAGCACCTATGGTGTCACGCAGTAGATAGCTACAAATCATATATGATGAAAAGATGGTTCTTGTTATTCAGTGGGTGCTTTATGTATAGTCTCACTACGATAGTGGTGGTGTTAATGACATATGCTCTAGAGACATTTGATAGAGATCAGAAGATCCTACTGTCTGTTATGACTATTGCTGGTTACTTAGTAGGATCTATTTATCTTCTACTCTATATAGATAAGATAGGAGAGGATAAACAGCGTCACCCGAAAAAGTATTTCTAAACCTAAACCCAAAACAAATTAAGATGGTTCACCAGTCACCTAAAGAAGATTTTTACAACGGTAGAGAATACCGTGATCACCTCATCCTCCAAGGTTACAAAGATCTTGGATGGATGAATGGATGGAATGATGATACATACCATCTATGGAAACAACAGCAAGCATTAGAAAATACTGTTGATCATACACAGTGGAATAGATCTGGCTCTGATTGTACATACGTACTACATCAGAATAAAGTGTTCTGTTCTGTCGACATGGGGGATTAATCTCCTCAATCCTAAGCATGATGTTAAACTGCTTTTATTTAATGCACCAT